TCATCGTAAATTTTAAGATCCATTATATTTTCTCATTATTATTTTATTTTTACCCACATGCATAGGTTTAATTTTAATTAATTCAGCTACTTTAATTAATAAATCAAATTTAAATGACTCATAATCGTCTAAAATAATAAATCCTTGATTATTTAACCTTTCCCCAAAAAATACTAATTCTTTTAAAACATCAATTGTTTTATGTGGGCCATCTAAAAAAACTAAATCATATTTACTATAAATTTTTTTTACACCATTATTATAAACTGGAACACCATCATAAAATCTATTCATAAAATCATCATCAGACATCTGAAATAAACTATAATTATTATGATTTAAAGATTGCACTAACTGTAATTTCATATCGTTTGAGTATGTGGGATTGCTGTCATCTAAGTGTTTTATATCTGAGTCTTTATCAAAATGATCATAATCTATATCACCATAGGGATCTATTCCTATATGCCAATGATTTTTTTCTTTTAAAGATTGTAGAATTACTTCTGAACCCATGCCTAGACGCACACCTATTTCACAAGTAAAAGGTTCATTACTTTTAATTAACTTACAGCATTTTTCTAATAACTCATATTCAATGCTATCTCCGCCTATCATTGAAATTCTTTAAGAACTTGAAGTTTATCTTCTGCTTCAGCAATTTTTTGAATTAACTTATCACACTCTTCTAGATGTTGAGGATGTTCTCCTATACCAACAGGGTTTTCAAGATAAATTTTTAAAGTAGCATCTGCTTCTGAAATTTGTGCTTGATATTTATCCTCTAAAGCTTTTAACATCACTTTACGCATAACAAAGTTATAATAATTTTTTATGATTATGCAAATGTTTTAACATTTGTAGGTTTACCACCTACTCCCTGTGCTTTAGCTCTCTTTCTTGCAACGGCACTCCGCCTCTGGGATTCTGTCATCCTTGCCGCTTTTGCAGCAGGGACGCATTTTGGATAAGCTCTCTTTCTGTCTTTCGCTAATTTTGAACGGCCACAAGGTGCGTAGGAGCCATCTTTTCGTTTGCTCCCAATATCTACCCATTTTTGTTGAAACCATTTTTTAAGGCCACCCTCTTTCAGATACTGAACATTTTTTTGCATTACATTAAGTCTTTGTAATAATCAGCCATGCCTCCCATAGAAAGTTTCATACCTGATTTTTCTAATCTACCCATTGCAGATTGTGCACCAGCAGTTTTTGCTATGCCACCAACATTCATTTTGTCTATTTCACCTTTAAGTTCTTTTAATCTATCTGATTTTTTCTTAGCTTTTTTTTCTACATCAGATTTTTTATTTTCTTTTTTCTTATCTTTTTTAAATAAAAAACCAAGGACTGCACCTTTTGGTTTTTCCATCATAGCACCTTTAGCAGCTGGTTTAGGGCCTTTAAAATCTTTTCTCTTAACTCCTGATGGGTCTTTTATTTTACCTGCACATATTTTACTAGCGTAGGCATTAGCATATGCTGACGGATAAACTTTAAATTTTCGTTTAGCTGCCGCTTTACCTCTTGGACATAATTTAGTCATCTATTTTTTTCCTCCGTTACGAAATATTTGTGTTCCTTTTATACCAAAAACACTCGCCACGACAAGGATCCACAAATTTGTAAACCAGGTCGGCAAGGATTGGAAATGTTCGAAGAAGATTTTTATCTTGTCCATTGCAGCCGGATCATCAGACCAAACTCCATATGCAAGCACCAAAATGGGCAGTGTGAGAATGGCAAGTACCACCTCGTCCTTATAATCGTTTTGACGTGCTTCCAACAATTTACCTTGGTAAGCTTCCTCACCACGAGCTTGACGCTCTGCATGTAATAGTTGAGCATCAGACATTGCAACTTTCGCTTTTTGCTTGTTAGCATAAATTTTGCTTCCAGCGTTAATTGCTAATTTTAAGGCACTGAACCACATTTTTATATTTCTCCTTACGTCTATTACATAAATAACTTATCATCATATCCATAGTTTTTAAAGCCCCTTGACCATTGACCCTCCAACGCCACGTATCTTTATGATGTTCTTGTCTTTTTTTACATAAATACATACACCCACCAAAAAATTCATAAAATTTTTGAACGACATCTTTATCAGACATTTCAACAGTACATGCAAAATATTTTTTTCTCTTCAGTTTTGACCAGATGCCAAAACTACCCTCTCCATCAAATACACCAGCTAAAAATATAATTTTTTCTCTGGTGGTTAATTTATCGTACTCCGATAAATTTCTTTCCGGATGTTTGTATATCCTTAATTCCTTTGATGTCAGACTTTACTCCTATCTCTCTATGAGGACAACCACCATTTTTCAAACCTTGTGGGTTTGGCCCTCTTTTAGGGGGTGGCCCATATCTAACACCTCCACTTAAACCTTTTTTATTTTTTTCCATACTTTTCTTTCCAATATAATTTTCTTTCAAGTCTTCTAAGTCTGTATTCAAAATTAGTTTTTTTATAAAATATTTTCATTTTTAAAAACATAAAAAAATTTCTAATAGCTTCCATTATTTATTTCTTAATTTTTTTTCTGCAATTTCTAATCTAGCATCAGATTGATCTGATTGTTCAGCTAACTTATCGTATTGGAAATCTAACCTGTTAGCTTCTTTAGTTAAATCTAATTGTGCTCTTAATTCTGCTTCTCTTTCTTTTCTTTGTAAATCCATAGCTCTTAAATCTATCTCTTGTTGTTTCAAT